GCCGATAACCAGAAGATTAGCAAGAAAAAAAGTAAGGAAAAAATAGATGGAGTTGCGGCAACTATAATGGCTCTTGCAGAATATATGACAGAGGACAAAGAAGGAGATAGTATTTATGATAATAGAGGTCTTTTAATATTATGATTGATTTAAAAATACTTGCTTTATTAAGTCCTAATGGGTTTGATGAAAGATTTTGGAAGTATGCAAAGGAAACTAAAACCTATGTGGAAGCGTATGAAAAAACGGAAACAGAACACGAAAAACATTTTGGAAAGCGTAAATATTCGGACTACAATAGCTTTAGAAATTGCAGAGATAGAAGGATAAAACGCAAAAACCCTATTTAACATAATAAAATTATACAATTTTTTAAGTCAAAAATCCTTATCAAGTAAATTGCATAGGATTGATTTTTAGAAGTTTTTGATATATGGTTAAGCAAAAAGGGAATAATGCTCTGTAATCGCATAAAAACCGCCTTAAAAATAAAATTAGCATAAATGCAAAAAGGTTGCATGATTAAAGATTTTTATAGTCGTATAATTGCAAAATTCCAAAAACTATACCATTGGCAATAACTGATTTTTTCAAAAACTTATTTAAAAAACCTGAAAAAAGAGATTTCCTTTCTGCTATGAGTGCGGGTAGAGGTTCATCATCAGGAATATCTGTAAGTAAATCTTCTGCCTTAACTTTTACTGCTGTATGGAGTGCAGTAAGATTATTATCAGAATCTATTAGCATCCTTCCTATTAATGTTTATGAAAGAGAAAAAAATGGTGATAAATCTTTAGCCATAAATAATCCATCTTATAATTTAGTACATAACGAACCAAATAATTATATGAGTTCAGTTACCTTTTTTGAAAAGATAATGATGGACTTGTGCCTAAGCGGAAACTCCTTTGTGCGAATAGTAAGAAATGGAGGGGGAACACCAGAGGCATTATTACCATTGAATGCTCAAGATGTTAAAGTTAAAATGAGTGATGGACAAATATTTTATCACAACAATAATAGTAATAATATTTATGATGATTATGATATTTTACATTTTAAAGGAGTAAGTCAAGATGGAATTTTAGGGCTTTCTCCCATTACTCAAAATGCAAACGCTATCGGATGGGGTATGGCTTTGGAAGAATACGGAAATAAATATTTTACCAACTCTGCTAAATTATCGGGAGTATTGGAAACAGATCGGGCTTTAAGTGAACAAGCAATAGAAAGATTAAAAAATTCATTTTCCAACACTTACAATCAATTAAAAAATGCTCAATCAACTGCTATACTTGAAGAAGGATTATCTTTTAAACCTATAACAATATCTCCAGAACAAAGCCAATTTTTAGCAAGTAGAATTTTTAGCATAACAGAAATAGCCCGTATGTTCAACATCCCTACTTTTATGCTCCAAGAACATTCTAAAAGTTCCTTTAATAATATAGAATCGTTAAGTCAATCTTATGTTACCTATACGTTAATGCCATATATAAGAAGAATGGAAAGCGAAATGAATAGGAAATTATTTAAAACAAATGAAAAAGGAAGGATATTTGTTGAATGGAATGTTAATGGATTACTAAGAGGGGATGTTAAAAGTAGAAATGAAGCATATAAAACAGGAATAAATAATGGATATTTAACTATCAATGAAGTAAGAAGAAAAGAGAATATGAACAGTATAGTAGAGGGGGATGAGCATTATCTTCCGCTAAATATGACAACAATAAATAAAATAGGGGAAGATGCCAGCTGAAGAATGTAATAACGGATTATGGAAATGGGGAGAAACGGGAGAGTGTAAATACGAAACCCAAGAAGAAGCCGAAAAAGATAATGAAGATTATAATGAGGAATCCGAAAATAAAGAGGAAATAAATACGGAAATAGAAGTTCAAGTTGATGAAGAATTTGAAAAAGATGAATCCTATTTTGATACAGAAAGAAATAAACCTCTGCAAAAAGAGGTTAAAGATATTTGGACTAAAACAATAACTATGGAAAAAAGATATTTTAACATTGATACCAGAACTGAAAAAAGGGAAGATGGCTCAACAACCATAACAGGACATGCTGCTGTATTTAATCAACTTTCAAGCGATTTAGGAGGATTCCGAGAAATTATAGCACCAGATGCATTCTCAGATGTTTTAAATGATGATGTAAGGGCATTGGTAAACCATGATCCTAATTTGTTGCTTGCAAGAACTACAAGCGGAACGCTAAGCTTAGAGCAAACAGAAAAGGGATTACAATACTCTTTTGATGTGCCTGATACAACTTATGGGAGAGATTTAATAATATCAATGGAGCGTGGAGATGTGAGCCAGAGTTCATTCGCCTTTACGATTGAGGATGACTCTTGGGAAACAACTGATGATGGGGAGGTTAGAACAATTAACAAGGTAAAACAACTTTATGATGTTAGCCCTGTTACTTATCCAGCTTATCCTGATGCAGATGATTTAACATTAGCTCAACGCTCATTGGCTGTATATAAAGAAAAGGAAGAAAATAAAAGACAGGAAAAAGATTTAGTGAAAAGAAGTTTGCTAAAATTAAGGATTGAATTAAAGAAAAGAAAATAATAATTAAAAAAAAGAAAAATGAAAAGTATAGAATTAAAGGAATTGCGTTCTGAAACTTTGGGAGAATTGGAGTTAATCCAAAAAACTGCTGAAGCTGAAGAAAATCGTGATTTAACTGAGGAAGAAAATACAACTGTTGATGCCCTATTAGCAAAGGCAGATGATTATGCTACCAAAATTAAAAGAGCTGAGAAGATTGAAAAATCATTAAGAGAATCGGCTTTAATATCTGGCGTGGCTGTTGAGCCAAAAGCGGATAAAGATTTAGAAAAATTTACCTTTCAAGGTGCTATGAGAGCAGCTTATACGGGTAATGTTTCTGGAATTTACAAAGAAATGGATCAGGAAGCAAGAAGTGAATCAAGATACACAGGACAAAGTTTTAAAGGAGTTGCGATTCCATCTGCTGTTTTAACAAGAGCTTGGGCGACATCTTCAACTAATAGTGTAGATACAATGAGCTTTACAGATCAGTTAGAATCTAACTTAGTATTAACCTCAGCTGGAAGTAATTTTTACGGGGGAATAAATAATATGAAATTTCCAATATTTTCTTCTGTTGCTTCATCTTGGATTGCTGAAACAGGTGGATCTTCTGTTTCATCTGCTGGAGCTTTAACAGCTTTAACTTTATCACCAAAGAAACTAATTTCTGTTGTTGATATGAGCCAAGAATCAATAGTACAGAATCCATCATTGGAATCTGCATTACAAGGTAATATTGCTGCTAATATGGCTGCTACTTTGGAAACTGCTCTGTTATCGGAAGCTGCTAATATAGCAACAGGATCTCCAACTTCTATATTGAATGGAGCTGCGGCTGGTTCAACAGGGGCAGCTTTTAGTGCTACTACAGCAAACTTATTGGAAGATACTTATATTGCGAATGATGGTACTTATCAGGGAGCAAGAATGGCTTGGTTAATGGATGCTGATGCTTATTCAGCAGCTAAAGTAGCTGTTTTGGTAAGTAATGTTTCTGCTCTTTATGATTTTAGAGATAAAACTATCAATGGAATGTACGCCTTTGTTTCATCTAATGTAGCATCTGATGCAACAGCTTCTAAGGACAATGTTTTATTTGGAGATTTCTCTAAAGTACATATTGCTCAGTTTGGCGGATTAGATTTCTTATTTGATCCTTATACAAATGCTGATACAGGAGAACCACGAATGGTGGTAACTGGACTTTTTGACGGTGGAGCTGTACAAAATGCAACTGCATTTGTGAGCTTAATTGAATAATAGTTAGGAATTAATAATTATAAAGGGGTGGTGGAATTACTGCCATCCCTTTTTTTTAAACTAAAGAAAGATGGCAAAGAGTTTTAGTTTTACAGCATCTACAACAGCAATTTTAACAACTGCTGAAGCAAAGCAACATTTAAAAGTTGATACAAGTGCAGATGATAGTTATATTGATGACTTGGTACAAGCTGCAACAGAGTCAGCTCAGATTTTTACCAATAGATTTTTTATTGATACTGTACTAACTCAACATGGAGATACTTGGTGCGATTTAGCAGTATTATTCAAATCTCCTGTTAGTAGCACAACTCATATAAAATATTATGATAGTGATAATACAATACAAACTTTAGCTACAACAGTTTATCTAACTGATTTAACACATAACCCTGCAAGAGTAGGATTAAAACCTAATCAATCTTTTCCAAGCATAGCAAATAGAATAAGTGCGGTTGAATGTAAATATACTGTAGGTTATGGCTCTGCTGCATCAGATGTGCCAACAGCTATAAAGCAGGCGGTACTTTTAACCATTGGAAATTGGTATGAGAATAGGCAAGAGGTGGTCGTAGGTCGAACGGCAACAGAATTACCCAAATCAGCTCAGTATTTATTAGAACAATATAAAGTTCAAACAGTATGACAATAGGAGAACTTGATAGAAGGGCTATAATTGAATATCCTGTTAGTTCAGCTAATACTTATGGAGAGCAAGAAACAACAAGCTGGAGTACATTTAGAACAGTATGGGCTAAGGTAGAATGGGATAGCGGAGATGAAACGGAAGAAACGGATAAAATTACAGGAATAACAAAGGTAAACTTTTATATAAGAAATTTGGATTTAGATACATTTTTAGATGCCTCAAATGCACCAACAATGGCACATAGAATACAATTTACTCCTGAAGCGGTGGCAAAATATTATTATATAAATTCCATTGAAGAAATAGCAGGAACACATACATCCAATAGAGAAAGGTTTTTAAAAATAAAAACAAAGCAAAAAGATAGTTAATGGCAGAGCCAACTTTTAAATTACAAGGAGCAAAAGAAATAGCTGATATGTTTGGAGCATTACCTAAGCAGATTAACCAATATAATGTTTGGAAAGCTTTATGGAGAAAGATTGGGAAACCTGCATTAAATGATGCTAAAAGTAAAGTTCCTAAAAAAACAGGACAATTAAAAAATAGTTTAGGGTTTTTTACAACAAGAAAAACTAAAAAATTTATGGGGTTATATTTAGGGCCAAGAACAAAAAGAACATTTAAAGATAAAAAGAAATCAGGATATTATGGATCTTGGATTGAATATGGAGATGAGGTGATGTTTTGGGGAAAAGGAGTAGGGAAAGCTCAGAAATATATGAAACCAGCTTGGAATACAAATAAAATGCCAATGACTCAAAAAGCATTAAAGGAAGCAACAGAGATAGCAGCAAAGGCAATAAAACGGCATGAAAAAAGATTAAAAAAATACGGAAGGGCAGGATATTAAATGAAAATAGGATTAGCAATATATGATGTTTTATCTAATGATGCAAATGTAGCGGCATTAGTATCTACAAGGATTTATCCAAATGTAGCAAAACAAAGTAGTGCATTCCCTTTTATTGTTTATCAAACAACATCAACAGAGCCAACAAATACTAAAGATGGAGTGAGCCCTTTGGATATTATTTCTTTTGAGATATTATGCTTTTCAGAAACCTATACTCAAGCTGTAGATTTAGCTGTAAAAGTGAGAAATGCATTGGATAGAAATACAGGAACACATAATACTATAATAACACAAGGATTATCATTTACAGGAGCAGATGAGCATTTTGATATTAAAGGACAAGGAGAGGGCATTTATGTTCAATCCTTAACATTTATTTTTAGGCAATCTACTCCTGCCTAAGTATAAAAAATAAAATTATGAAATATAAATTGATAAAAGATTGGGAAAGCAAAAGACATGGCACAACGATTAGTGAGGATAGTGAGGTCTTAACAAAAAACCCAAATGAAAGGGGAGATACAAAATATATAAATGATGTAGAGGTTTTTTTAATTACGGATAATGAATTGAAAGAACTTAGGGATGGAGAATATATTGAAGCTCCTAAAAAGAAAAAAAAGAAAAAAACGGAATAGGTGGCAAATTTAAGTACATCCATAAATGGAACGGATATAAAAGTTTATAATGGATATAATTCCAGATTGGTGGCTTATAGTCAAAATGCAACATTGAATGTAAACATGGGATTATCTGAAAGAGGGAATACTGATTCTTATGCATGGTATAATGCTATAGAGGGTAATAGGTCATGGGATGTTAGCGTTGAGGGGGCTTATGCTTGGGTAGATGATTTTGGGAATGCGTTATATGATGGAGCAGATGATATATTAGAAAGGAGGATTTTAGATAGAACATTATGTTTTATAGTTTTTGGGAATACCTCTACTTATTATCCTACTTCTCATAATCATTCTTGGGGGGGGCAAGCGTGGCTTACCAATGTTAGTATATCAGCTCCTAATGAAGACACAGCAACATATTCATTAACTCTTGAAGGATTTGGATTTTTAAGAAAAATAAACCCTAAATAAAAAAAAATGGCAGAATTAACATTACAACAAATAACAGAAGCAGGTGGGGCGGTTACTTATGCAAGTGCAGCAGGGGGTGGAGATACTGCTTCTAATAGCGGAAATACATTCCTGCATATAAAAAATGGTAGTGAAAGCAGTATAACTGTTACAATTTCAGCACAGGTAACAACTGTTGAAAATACGATTTATGGAGATTTAACAAAAGCAAATGCCTCTATTGCAGTAGCATCAACAGGGGAAGCTTTTATTGGGCCTTTTAAACCTGCTGCTTTTAATGATACTGATTCTGAAATTACAATAACGTATTCAGGGGTAACATCATTAACAATAGCAGCATTATATATATAAATAAAAATTAATTAATTAAACAAAAATAAAAAAAAATTATGGCAAATTTAACGACAGCTATCAATGGTACGGATATTCGCGTATATGATGGCTCAACAAACATATTAGTAGCTTATGCTCAAAGTGGTACATTTAATGTAAATCATAGTACGAGGGATATATCAAATAAAGAAAGTGCAGGATGGGCAGAAGCAATGGAAGGACAAAGAAATTGGGATATAAGTTTAGATGGAGCTTATGCTTGGGTAGATACAGTGGGATCAGCTTTAACAAATGGAGCAGATGATGCTCTTAATTCTTACATCATAACAAGAACCCAATTAACTATACGATTTGGGAATACAGGCGGATCAACAGGAGATATATACTATGAAGGTAAAGCATATTTAACTTCTTTTAGTGTATCAGCACCAACAGAGGATACATCCACTTATTCGCTATCCTTTACAGGACTTGGTGGAATTACTCAAAATTAAATAACCTAATACTCAACACCCCTTTCGCATCCTTTTTTCAGGTAGGTTGCGTTAGGGTGAGAGTATTTTTTAAAACTTGAAAAAATGGAAAAATACACTTTTGTAGAATTAGGGGGTAAAAAATACCCTATTAAATTTGGATTCAATGCTCTTAGGAAATATTCAATGAAAACAGGAACAACATTATCTCAATTAAACAATATAGGTAATGATATGGGATTAAATGATGCTCTTGTTTTAATCCTTTGCGGTATTGAAGATGGGCATAGGGCATCAAAGCAGGAATGTAATCTCACTATTGATGATTTAGCTGATAGTATGGATGGAGATATGGAAGGCATTGCAAGATGTATGGAGGTATTAGCAGAGCAAATGGGGGGTAAATCTGAAAAAAAGCAAAAGCCCAAGAAAGCAAGGCGCTAACTTGGGATAAAATAGAGGGTATTGCTTTTGGGCAAATGGGTATGAGTGTAGATGAGTTTTACGATATGCTACCGAGATACTTTTTTAATAAGATGGATGGTTTTTTTGAATTAGAACAATTAAGAGAACGGGGGGCATGGGAAAGAACAAGATGGCAAACTTGCTATTTATTAAATATTCACATTGAAAGAAATAAACAAATAAAGCTGAAGGATTTAATAAAGTTTGGATGGGAAAGAGATGATAAAAAAGCTGAAATAGATTACAAGAAATTAAAAAATAAAGCTGAATATATAAAGAAAATGGAAGAACATGGCAAGTAAAAGTATAGGTTTATTAAATATAGTATTTGGGGCTGATCTTAGGGGTTTTGAAAGAGCTATGAAAAAAGCCCAAAAGAAACTAAAGAAGTTCGGGGGTAATTTAAAAAAGACAGGAAAAACATTAAGTACCAGTTTAACATTACCAATTTTAGCTTTTGGAGCGGCAGGAGTTAGGGCTTTTGATCAACAACAAAAGGCAATAGCACAAGTGGAAGCTGGTTTGAAATCAACAGGCAATCAAGTCGGAATAACATCAGAGGAGCTACAGAAAATGGCTTCAGATTTACAAAAAACCACCTTATTTGGAGATGAGGAGATTTTACAAGGGGCTACCGCTCAACTTTTAACTTTTACCAATATAGCAGGAGAACAATTTGAAAGAACACAAGAGGTTGCTTTAGATTTAGCAACAAGATTGGATGGAGATTTGAAAAGTGCATCTATTATGCTTGGAAAAGCATTAAATGATCCTGTAGCCAATTTATCTGCATTAAGTAGGGCAGGGATTCAATTTTCAGAAGATCAAAAAAAGACAGTTAAATCATTGGTAGAAACTAATAGATTAGCAGACGCTCAAACCATTATCTTAGAAGAATTAGAAAAACAATATGGGGGTAGTGCAGCAGCAGCAGCAGCCGCAGGATTAGGCCCTATTCAACAATTAGGGAATGCCCTCTCTGATATGAGTGAAGATATAGGAGCAATTTTACTCCCAATGATACAAGATTTAGCGAATTGGATAAAAAAGATTGCAGATAAGTTTGATAATTTAGATGATTCTACCAAAAAAACTGTTGTAGTAGTTGCTTTACTGGCAGCAGCATTAGGACCTGTATTAATGATAGTGGGGCAGATGAGCATAGGAATATCTGCATTGATTCCTGTATTTGCAGCGTTAAATGCCGTAATGGCGGCCAATCCTATTGGAGCAATAATTATAGCTATTGTTGGATTGATTGCTGGGTTTTATTGGCTTCTTACAAGCTCATCAGATACCGCCAGAAAAATAAGAAACTTTTTTACAATGATGGCTAATGGAGTTATCATGTCAATAAATAAAATAATTGATGCTATAAATCTCATCAATCCTTTTAAACAAATAAAACATATAAAATTATTTAGTTTAGAAACAAAAAAAGAGTTAGAGGATGTTGAAAATTCAGCAGATGACGCAGCCAGAGCTATTGCTAACTTAACTGGTGATGGGAATACTGGTGGTGGCACTGGAGGTAAGGGTATACGAAAAGGACCTGTGCCAACAGAAGAAATTACTTCTTTAGGACTACAAAAAATGGATGTTGAAACTCCCAAAATATTTAAACCTATTGCTATGGAGTTTAAAGATACTATGACAACAATGGAAGAAGATGCTGCTTATACAGTTGGGGTGATGGTTGAGGAATTTCAGGAATTTGGAGATAAGGTAAAGCAAGTAATGGGCGGAATAGGAGATGTAATAAGTGCAGTTAATACAAAAGAACAAGCTCAATTTGATATATGGAAGGAGCGTCAAACTGAAAAAACAGATATTTTAGATGGAGAAATGCAGAGTGAAATAGAGAGAGTTGAAGCATCCAATATGAGTGATGAGGCAAAGGCAGATGCAAAAATAGCTATTGAGGAAAAATATGCAGAAAAAAAGGGAGCTATTGATGCACAGATTGATAAAAAGGAAAAAGCCATGAAACGCAAACAAGCTATAAGAGATAAAGCCATGAAAATTGCATCTGCCATAATGAGTACAGCAGAGGCAGTAGCGGCTAATATTGCTGTACCTCCATTGGCTGCATTGATTGGGGCTCTTGGTGCTGTGCAAATAGCTACAATAGCATCAACTCCTATTCCTTTTGCTGAAGGTGGATTAGTATCAGGAAGTACATTAGGATTAATTGGAGAGGGTTCTGGAACAAGTGCCTTTAATCCAGAAGTAGTATCTCCATTAGATAAATTACAAGGGATGCTTGGGGGTGGTAATGTTAATGTTCATGGAAGAATACAAGGAAACAATATAGTTTTAGTTTCAGATAAAGCAACAATTTCAAGAGAAAGATTTATATAAATGCCAACACATCAAGAACGCTATCATGGTAATTTCAACTCCTTAAATGGAGA